CCACGGGCGTATGGGAGCCAATTAAGTACACCGGCACATACGGCACTAACGGCTTTTGGTTACAGTTTGCCGATAACTCAGGAACTACCAGCACAACGCTTGGTAAGGACACATCAGGCAACAGCAACAACTGGACGCCTAATAACTTCTCGGTAACTGCTGGCGATGGTAATGACAGCCTAGTAGACAGCCCAACCCAGTACGGCACAGACACAGGTGCTGGTGGTGAGGTGCGTGGTAACTACTGTACGCTCAGTCCAGTTTATGCTCTTAATGTTACTTACAACACGCCAACTAATGGCAACTTAGATGTAGCGTTATCGAATAATTCAGGATCATATGGCACATTTTCTTTTACAACAGGAAAATGGTATTGGGAGATAACTGTTGCTTCTGCAATATCATCTGCTGGTTATGTTGGACTAATGGATTCTACGTTTATTAAAACAGATAACACGTGGAGTTCACAAGCCAGAAACTACGTATCAGACGGAAGTAAATATAACGGTAGTACATCTGCATATGGAGCAACTTGGGGTAATGGAGATATAATTGGTGTTGCAGTTAACATGGATGCTGGAACCATTGTGTTTTACAAAAATGGGTCTAGCCAAGGTACTGCGTTTTCGGATTTGATAGGTAAAGAGTGGAAACCAATGGTTTGGGCGCCAAGCGGAACTTACACGCTCAACTTCGGCCAGCGTCCCTTTGCCTACACCGCACCGTCAGGCTTCAAAGCACTATGTACGACTAACCTGCCCACGCCTACTATCGGGGCTACGAGTACGACACAAGCGAATGATTACTTTAATGCGGTGCTGTATACGGGTAACGGATACCCAACATCAGGCACACAGTCAATTACAGGAGTTGGATTTCAACCGGATTTTGTGTGGATTAAAAATAGAAGTAATGTTGGATGGCACACTTTGACAGACGCTGTTAGAGGTGTAAACAGTCAGTTGTTTAGTAATACTACTTCGGCGCAAGAAACAAACACAGATACTGTAACTGCTTTTAATACTGATGGGTTTTCGCTTGGCGCAAACACAACAGGAAGTACCAATAGCAATGTAAACACACAAACATACGTTGCATGGAACTGGAACGCTGGCGGCTCTAACCAAACCATTTCTGTAAACCAATACGGCTCAACGCCGTCTATCGCAAGCACAGTAAGAGCAAATACAACTGCTGGCTTTAGTATTGTTACTTATACGGGTAACGCAACTGCTGGCGCTACCATAGGACACGGGCTTGGTGCTACACCTAGCATGATAATTGTTAAAGATAGGGTTGCTACGTCCGGCGCTCGTGAATGGGTTGTTTACCATTCGTCTTTAGGAAATACTAAAGCCGTGTTTTTAAGCACTACTGGTGCGGCGTATACTGGAACAAATCTCTGGAACAACACCAGCCCAACTTCAGCGGTATTTACCGTTGGTAATAGTAGCGAAGGAACTAACGGTTCCGGCAATGCAATGATTGCCTACTGCTTCGCCGCTGTCGCTGGCTACTCTGCCTTTGGTTCATATACGGGTAATGGCTCTACGGATGGGCCTTTCATATACACGGGCTTTAGGCCAGAGTATGTGTTGATCAAACCGTCAACTGTTGTTGATTCTTGGCAAGTTGAAGATGCTGCTAGAAGTCCGTTCAATACTGTGAACGATCAATTATTTCCTAATACATCGGATGCAGAACAAGTGGATAGCGCAACAAGAAACACAGACTTTTTATCTAACGGCTTTAAACTTCGTGGAACTAATGGCGGTGTAAATGGAAGCGGGACAACCTACATCTACGCCGCCTTCGCTGAGTTCCCCTTTAAATATACTCTCGCACGATAACGGAGAAATACATGGCTTATTTAATTAACGGACAGCCCGTCAACATCCGCAGGGAGTATTTCCGTGCAGACGGGCTAAAGTCTCAGTGGATCGCCCAAATCAAGGCCGCAGCTAACTCCCAACTCGCCCAAACCGACTGGATGGTGATCCGCAAGGCCGAGCGCGGGGTAGATATTCCCGCCGATGTGGCCGCCGCACGGGCTAAGATTATTTCTGACTGCGCCGCTAAAGAAGCCGCGATTGCTGCCTGTACAACCGTTGAACAACTGATAACAGCTGTAAGCGTATAAAAATGGACGCGCAGAGCTTAATTAACATATCGTTTGGCGTTGCAGGATTTTTTGGCGGGTGGGTGTTAAACAGCCTGTCAAAGTCAATCATCCGCATCGAGGACCGCATCTCCGAGATGCCGCTCCTGTACGTCACCAAGGACGACTACAAGCGCGACATTGACGAGATCAAGGCCATGTTGACCCGAATCTTCGACAAGCTCGAGGACAAGGTAGACAAATAATAATTACAAAAATGGAGCATCACCTTGCCGCAACTATCGGATCCAACAAATCCGTCGCAGGTTGTTCAGTCCGCACTAGGCGGAATTAAGGAGGCAATTCGCGCCGGTAAGGAAATAAAAGAAACCGCCAAGGAGGTAAATGCCTTCTTAGATGAGGAGGCGCTTGCTAGGGTGGCGTGGCGTAAAAAGCAGCAAGAGGTACAGCGCCGCGGTGACATGATGTACATAGACGCAATCAATGAGTACCGCGTGCTGTACAACATAAAGAAAAACAAAGACCTCGCGTTTAAAGAGATTGAAAAAGAGTTTGGAAGGCGGGCGATAGAGGAGGTACAGGCTCTAGAGGTTCGGCTACGCAAGGAGCGCAAGGAGCTGGACCAGGCCTTTAACTCAGATCGACAGGCCTCCAGAAACGAGTGGCTAATTCTTGGACTATTGTCCCTAGTTATTTATGCGATTCTTAAGTTAACAAAGGTCTGGTGATGATTACACTACTATCTACCCTGGTATCATTCTTGATGGGCGGCCTGCCCAAGGTCTTAGATTTCTTCCAGGATCGGTCGGATAAGGCCCATGAGCTGGAGCTGGCCCAGATGCAAACCGCGCGCGAGCTGCAGATGATGCAGCTGGGGTTTGCGGCCCAGGCCCGGGTCGAGGAGATCCGCACCGAGCAGGTGGCGATGCAGACAGCGGTCCAGGAGCGTCAGGCGCTCTATTCACACGACATAGAGATTGGCAAGGGCGCCTCTCAGTGGGTGGTTAACATGCGGGCCTCAGTGCGGCCGGTCATTACCTACGGCATGTTCTCCATGCTGCTCTTTGTAAACATCTTCGGGTTCTTCTACGCGTGGAAGACCGGCGTGCCGTTTGATCAGGCCATGTCAATACTCTGGGACGAGGACAGCGCAATTATTTTCTCATCCGTGATCGCGTTTTGGTTCGGGTCTCAGTCGTTTAAGAAATGAAAACGTCGGAGCGGGGCATCCACCTGATGCACCAGTTCGAGGGGTATCGTGACAAACCCTACCTCTGCCCGGCCCATCTTTGGAGCGTGGGGTGGGGCGAGGTACTACACCAGGAGCAGATCAAACTGCCGATGGTCCGCACAGAAAACTACACCGGGATGATTCGTAAGGAGTTTCCCCTTGCACCAGAACACAATCGACAGTGGTCGCGCTCCGAGCTGGAGGAGCGCTTCAAGAATCTCCTCGGCAGTTTTGAGCGCGGTGTTCTTCGACTTGCCCCTAATCTATCTGGGCGTCAAGGCCTATTTGAAGCTTGTGTCGCTCTTAGCTACAACATCGGCGTAGGCGGGTTTCAGAGGTCTACGCTACGGCAGCGGATAATTAGAGACGAGCCGCTAGAAAAAATTGCAGAGGGTTTTATGATGTACACCAAGGGCGGAGGCAGGGAACTGCCGGGTTTGGTAAGGCGCCGCAAGGCAGAAATTTCCCTATTTTTTGCATAAGTAGTAACAGAACCACCAACAGGAAAGGACCACAAAATGGAAGGCTTTAAGGCTAACCCAAAGATGAAGTCGGACATCGGCTGCTACAAAGAGGGCGGCTATGTTTCGCGCAAGAAAAAAGAAGACCACGAAGATGTCGCGATGGACAAAGAGGTGGTCAAAAAGGGCGTGCGCCAGCACGAGGCGGCCAAGCATAAGGGCGAGGAGAAGACCGAGCTCAAGCTTAAGGGCGGCCGGCGCGTCAAGAAAACAGGCGGCGTGGTCAATAAGTTTAAGACCGGCGGCGTGTGCAACCCCATGAAAAATGGCGGTGACGTAAAAAAGACTCCGGCTGCTAAGGGTCCGGCAGCCAAAAAATCAAAGGAACCTAAAAAGTACGCAGACGGCAGCTCTGTCGGCACCATGCGCGCGGGTAAGCAGTCCGACATGAACGCCACGCTCTTAGAGCAGGCCGCACAGGCGGCGCAGAGCTCTCAGGGCGGCATGGGGGCCGCGCAGGCCACCGGCGGCATGGGCGGCGCCTATCCCATGGGCGCGGAGGAGGATCTAATCCGCGGCATTCGTGCAGTGGGCCGGGCAATGGGGGGAAGAATTTAATGCCTATCGAATCAAAGGCCCAGCAGCGGGCCATGTACGCGGCGGCGGCCGGAAAGAGCAACATCGGCATACCCAAGAAGGTCGGCAAGGAGTTTGTGCAGGCCGGCCCGGCAAAGAAAAACCTACCGGAGCGCGTTAAGTCTTCTGCACCTAAGCGGGCATCTGGCCGCGGGAGATAATCCATGGCCTATTCAGGCACGACCAACCAGACAAAAATAAACGTTGGTCAACTAATCGAGTACGCATTCCGGGAGGCTGGCAAGCCCGCCGAGGAGCAGACGTCACAGTACATTGACGCGGGCAAGCAGGCGCTGTTTTACATCCTGCAGAACATGTCCAACCGCGGCGTGAACCTGTGGATGCTGGAAAACAAGCTGCTCGGCACCGTGGCCAATCAAACGATCATCACGCTGCCGCCCGGCACCATCGACGTTCGAGAGGCAAACTGGCGCTATATAATCACGCCGGCCATCTCCCAGGCCATCCCAACAAACAACGCCAACGCCGGAAATTTGTTTGACGACAACCTAGACACCTACGCCACGTCCACAATCGGCGCAAACTTTTTTGGTGCCGGGTATTCCGCGCCTCAGCGAATCTACCAGGTGGGGTTTAATTCCTATGGTACATCGACATACAATTTTGTATACGAAACTAGCGAGGATGGAACCACGTGGACCATTAGGCAGACTCTGCCGGCGATTACTCTTAACGACCGTGAGTGGTATTACTTTCCTGTTGATCCATCTCCTGGTCATGTGTATTTCCGCCTGCGTGAGACTGTGGCAACAACTTTCTCGCTCCGCCAGCTATCGTTCTCTTACACGCAGCAGGATATTCCGCTCTCGCGACTGAACCGCGACGATTACTGGAACCTGCCCAACAAGCAGTTTCAAAGCCAGCGCTCGCTGCAGTATTGGTTTGACCGCCAGATCACGCCGGAGATGTACCTCTGGCCAATCCCGCAGGATGACTTTCAGGTGTTTCAGCTCGTCATTGAGATGCAGCTACAAGACGTTGGAAGCCTAACAAACGAGCTGTACATCCCCAACCGTTGGGTTGGCGCGGTACAAAAGCAGCTCTCGCATCAACTGGCGCTTCAACTTCCCAACGCGGACATGAATCGAATCGGCTACCTAGAGAAGCAGGCCGATCAGTGGTACGAGATGGCCGCGGCAGAAGAGCGCGACAAGTCGCCGATTTACTATCAACCAGCAATAAGTTACTACACCAGGTAAATAATGTCCGCATATGTAATGACCTACGACAGCCTGGTCCAGGACGTGATCAGGTACTCCGAGCGGGATGATGATTCATTTGTAGAGCAGATACCCCGGCTGATTGCCATGGCCGAGCAGGAGATCGCCGCGCAGGTAAAGACCCTCTGGGAGCTGACCGTGGTGAACACCACCACGCTGTCTGGCAGCCAGGGTTCGGTGCTTGTCAAACCCGCCCGTTGGAGAAAGACCGTATCCATGAAAATCAACGGCGAGCCGGTCCTGCATCGCAGCCAGGAATACGTGGCGCAGTACCAGTCTGAGTCAAGTCAGGGACAGCCCAAGTACTACGCCGACTACGATTACAATCATTGGATGTTGGCCCCCGTGCCGGACGATAACTACACGGTTGAGATTATTTACTACAGCCGCATACAGCCCCTGGATGAAACTAACCAGGAGAATCTGATTACTCGGGAGGCGCCCCAGGCGCTTTTGTTTGGCACCCTACTGCAGGCCCAGACGTACTTAAAGAGCCCGGACAAGCTTCAAATCTGGACCCAGCTGTACGACAAAAGTATGGGCGCGCTTAAGAACGAGAACGCATCTCGCAACATTGACCGCAACACTAACGTGTTGGAGCCGTAATGACTACATATACTTCACCATTTACGGGCGACGTAGTACAGCCGACAGACGTCAGCTACCTCGCCCTAACGTTTGGGACCAACCAGGAGCTCTCCTGGCCCGACTACACGGTCTCCGGCGGCACCACGGTGGCCGTGGCCAGGATTATAGACTGCAACGCCACAGCGGCCGGCTTAACAATCACGCTGCCCCCCGGAAACCAGCAGTCCGTCGGCACGGACATTCTGTTTCGCAACGTTGGCTCAAATACTTTTACGGTACAGGTTCAGTCTGGCTCTCCCTCGGTGTCAATTGCGGCCGGCGAGGCTAAGTATTTTTACCTAACGGATAACACCACAGAAAACGGCACCTACCGCAACTTTACGTACGGCACCGGCACATCGTCCGCAGACGCGGCGGCGCTGGCCGGCAACGGGTTGACAAATTTAGACAGCCTGCTGCAAACGTCTACCGTAACAATTGAAACATCTTCATCGCCCACGCTAAACGAGTCCGTGCGCGCGTACTCGTACGTGTGGACCGGAGGCGCGGGGACATTTACCCTGCCAACACCCGCGACAATTAGTACGGGTTGGTACGTGATGATCCGAAACGGCGGCACGGGAACGCTAACGGTTGACGCGCCAGGTGTTAGCACAATTAACGGCAACTCCACGGAGGCGTTTTTCCCGTCGGACTCGGCCATTGTGGTGTTTAATAAAAACACCGGCAGCTTCTTTACCGTAGGATTGGCCAGACAGTCTGCGGTTACGTATACGTCTGCAACCTATGATGTAGATAATATTGTTGGAAACACGCTTAATCTGGTAACATTTGCGCCGACAATTCAAACGTACGTTGCTACCTCTGGCACTCGCACGCAAAATCTTAACGTTACATTGCCTGCGATTACGCAGATTTATATTATCAATAACGCCACCGGACAGAGCGGCTATAACATCACGTTCCAAATTGATGGTAGCCTACAAATCCCGGTATCTTTTGCAAATGGCGTAACCGCCATTATGTTAAGCGATGGCATAGATCTATACATTTTAACTCAGTCGGTGACCGGCGTTTATTACGCCGACAATGGCAGCGTATCCTCGCCATCGTTTACATTTACAACCGACACCAACACCGGGCTTTATCTGGCCGCATCGAGCGACTTTAGGGCCACGGTAAACGGGGTAGACATGCTCCGTATGAACAACATAAATCCCGCAGCTCCCGTGGTATCCACAACAGCAACGTTTAGGGCTGGATTAATTGACGGCGGCACATTTTAAAAAATGGCCGATCAAAACCTTGCGCTAATTTACACGCTGGGTGTAAAGCCCGGCATTAAACGGGACGGGACGGTGTTTGAGTCCCGTGAGTTTACCGACGGCGTGTGGACCAGGTTTCAACGCGGCGTGCCTAAGAAGATGGGCGGCTACAGGCAGATGTTTAGGGATCCCGGCGGCATACCGCGCGGGATGATAGTAAACGCCTACAACAGCCTTAACTACATGTTCGTGGGTAACCAGAACACGGTAGACGCGTTTGTAACTGGTACAACGCTGGGCTTTGGCAGCGGGCCGTACCCGGCCGTTATGAACGTTGGATACTCGCCCTTTCCCATTCAATTTGTCGGCGCGTCAAGCTTTACGTTACTTGGAGATTTAACCTCCACATTTCCAGTTGGCACAAAGGTCGTCTTTAGTCAAACTCCGGGCGCACAGGTCTATACCGTCACCGCGGTTACGTCCAACGCAAGCGTTACGCCAGAGTACTTGCTGACCGAGGCCAGCGACATTATTGACACGGAGAACAACGACAACATTGTCGCGGTTCCGGCTAACATATTAACCACGGTCACGGTAAGCCCGGGCATGCCGGTATCAACGCCATCGACGGCTTATATTGCCAACTCTGTGTTTCCGATTGGCTCAAACAACATTACTTGGCAGTTTGACATACAGTACAACCCGCAAGGCGCGGAGCTTGAGCTGCTTGCGCACCCAGGGTTAAACCTAAGCAATATTGACAACGCAAACCCAACGCCGGTGTTTGCGGGCAACATCTTGCCCGGGCCCGGAAACACTTGGAATTTATATCCGCTTGCGGACACCGAGGGCACCAACCCCACGTACGAGCCCATTGAGGTTGACGGTGGGGTCTGCGTGCTGTACCCATTTATTTTTGTGTATGGCTCAAACGGATTTATTGCAAACAACCACGTTAGTGCAACATACGCCGACCAAAGCTTTAACGACTGGAACGGCCCGCTGGCAAACCGCGTCAACATGTCGGCCGGTAAGGTAGTCAAGGGTATGCCAGTCAGGGGCGGTACAAACTCGCCGTCGGGTTTATTTTGGGCGACTGATAGTTTGATTCGCGTGTCGTTTACCGGAGACGCAAATCAGTATTGGAAGTACGACATTATTTCTAGCCAGATCTCTATTATGTCATCAAACGCCGTCGTAGAAATGGACGGCATTTATTACTGGATGGGCGTTGACCGTTTCTATTTGTATAACGGTTCGGTTCAGGTGTTGCCAAACGACAAAAACATAAACTGGATATACGACAACCTTAACTTTGAGCAGCGCCAAAAAGTTTGGGCGACAAAAGTGCCCAGGTATAATGAGATTTGGTTTTTTTATCCACGCGGCACGAACACCGAGTGTACGGACGCGATTATTTACAACGTTAAGGATAAAATTTGGTACGACGCCGGCCAGGCCGATGGCGCCCGTAGGTCATGCGGCTACACGACAGAGGTGTTTCCGACGCCAATTTGGTGCGGCTGGGAGTACTTTGCAACGTTTGGGGCGCCGGCCACCATTATTGCAACCCCTGGAGGTGAGCCATCTCCAACGGGAAGCCAGTTTTATCTAGACGGCGATCAGACGCCGGCATTTCCGCCGGGCACAAACATACAGTTTGCGCCAGATCCGGAAGAAGATTACTATACGGTGCTGTCGGCCACGTTTATCCAGTCCGTAAATGCGACGCTGATTGAGGCGACCGCAAGCTTTGTCAGCCCGCCGGCCGTCGGTAGCAGCGTGTACCCGGTAAAAAATGGCTACACAATATGGCAGCAAGAGTACGGCCAAAACTTACAGAGCGACGACGGAGTGCTGGCCGTGCCGTCGTCAATTACTACCTGTGACATCAGCTGGATTGGCGGGGATCCGTCCCAAGATTCTCCAAAGGGGGTAAACAGGCGGCTGCATCTGCGCCGGATTGAGCCAGACTTTTTACAGACCGGCGATATGACGCTGCAAATCGTAGGCCGTAAGTTTGCCAGGGGAGAGACGACACTGTCGCCCCTGTTCACATTTGGGCCGGATACGGGCAAGGTAGACCTGCGTATTGAAAACCGGGAGTCTAGAATTCAGTTTACATCTAATGTGGTAAACGGCAACTTTGAAATGGGCCGGATAATGATCACGGCGGAGTACGGAGACGAGAGGCCATAATGTCAAAGATAACCCAAAACATCTCTTTTTTGCCAGAAAACTCAACGTGGGAAAATTGGAACGGGAGCATGCTGCATTACTTTGGCGAGGAGCCGCTGCCTTACTTTGAGGAGGCCCGCTGGCGAGAGTTTGCCGAGAACATGGTCAGCCTGCCAACGTTTTCTGTATTTGCGCTGCCAGAGCCGGACACATTCCCGGATTGGAAAGACTGGGCGCAGACCGTTGTCGCGGCTGTAAACGGGACAACATCATAGAGATTTTTGCATAAGTAGATATAGAACGACGTTTAACCAAAGCGGACATGTCGACATTTAACGAATTTTTATTAAGCCCGCAGGGCCAAAGCTACGGCAATACTATGGACGCGCTTGCTGCCTTTAATCAAGGCCAGCAGCAGTCCTACTTTAACACGCCGGCTCCGGCGGCTTTTTCTGACACTCAAATTCGAGATTTTATTCAAGCAAATTTGAGCAATCCTCAGGCTATTTCGGATGCCGCAAAACAGTTTAACGTATCTGCTCAGGATATAGAACGGGCCTCTGGATACACCCCCCAGCAGCAAACTGAATACTTTAAAAATTTAAACGTTACTCCTGAATATTCAGGTTTAAGTTTTCTTAATTCAAATGCTTCGGATACAAAACCTAATTTTTCCGACATTGTCAACCAAGCATATACAAACATATTAAATAGATCTGCCGATGTTGGCGGTTTGGAATACTGGACGTCTCAACTAGCCAGCGGAAAAATTAGTCCAACAGATTTTGAGTCCGTGTTTAAAAACGCGGCGGCGCCAGAGCTACAGGCCCGTAACCTTGTTAGCGGGGCAGCCGCGCCGGCTCCGGCTCCAAAGATATACGACAGGGACGGCAACGCCTATGACTCGACCCTGATTACAAAACTTGCCGATCAAATCAAATCAAACCTTGGCGATATGCGCGGCGGGATCTATAGCACCAAGGGCGAGAGCGTAGGATTTGGATTTGACGAGGCCACTAAGCTGTTAGGCCGAACCCCAAGTGCAGGGGAGCAGGTGTTGCTTGATATGGCAAGAAACCTTGCGTCCCAGGGTGTTACGGACATAAACCAGCTTAATATTAAAGACATCCAGCGGGATTTGAGGGTAACCAAGACCACGGATGAGTCCGGTGTTAACGACTACTATATTAATGTGCCGACGGGATTTGACCCCGAGGGCGGGCTGGCGTATGAGTTCCGCCGCCTAACCGACGAGGAAATTAAAAAAATACAGCAGCGTGAGGGATTTGACCCCGAGGGCTCGCGGTATGTTGAAAACATTTTGCCGGGGGTTACGAGCGGCAAGGGCCTATACGCCGCAAATAAACTTTTGTCTGAGACCTACGGGGACCTTGATAGCCTCTCGTATTACTTAGGCGGCACGTACAGCGGGCCTGGAAAGACCGGGTACCAGATTGTAATTAACCCCCAGACAGGCAGGCCGCAGTTTACAACGTTTGGGGCGGATACTGGAGACTCCCAGGCAATATCCGCGGCGTTGACAATTGCATCCTTCGTGCCGGGGCCGATCGGTATCGCCGCACAGTCCGCCAACGCGCTGTGGGCCGCGAGCCAGGGGAACGTCGCGGGCGCGGTTGCCACGTTTGCCGGCATGAACGGGTACAGCAACGTGGCGTCCGCGATTAGGATAGCCGACGCGATAGACAAGGGCGACCCCTTCTCTATCGCCTTAGCAATTGCTAACAACCCAAACATGCCCGTAAGTGTTGCGGACGTTAAGCTGGCTGGAAACATTTCCGTTAAAGACGTCGCAAACTCGGTTAACCTTGTTAGGGCATTAAACACCGGAAACTTCTCCGGCATACTTTCGGCCACCGCGGCTCTAAAAAACAGCCTAGACCCCAAGACGTCCTCGACGGCAAAGCGGGTGGAGGATGCAATTAATGCAAAAGATTTTGAAACAGCGTCACGATTAACTTCAGAGCTTGAATCAACGCTGGCGGCTGCGGATAAGATTACGGACCCAGAGGTTATTAAGGCGATGGGCATGAGCGCCATCGACTCAACCGTGGCGGACAGCGGAGATAAAGACGTAAAGACCACGGTGTACAACAGCGCCATAAACGCCGGGTTTACAGAGAGCCAGGCCCAGAACATGGCCGACGTGGTTGGCAGCGTTATTCAGTACCCCGGCGGAACAACAAAAACTGAAGACATAAAACTTGCAGCCGCGCCAACCCCAGCGTCAGATGTTACAAAAATTTCTGTTTCTGGTGTATTGCCAACTGTATATGTTGATGACAAGGTTACAATTAATGCCGCCGGCATTATGTTTGATAAAGCCACTGGTAAATTTATTAGAGAAATTTCTCCAATGGAGGCCGACAAATACGGCCTTAAAACTTCAGAATCAAATTTAATTGGAGTTCCAGAATTATTTTCCGCTTCAGATGTTAAAGCAACCCCTGGGATAACTTCTGTCGGTGGTGCTGGCGGAGATACAACCGGCGCAGGAACATCTACTGGCGCCGGAACTGGCGAAGATACAACCGATGTGGGGACATCTACTGTTGCCGACGTTGAAGGATTTGGAGAGGTTTCTGATGAGGTGTACAGAGGTGCGGATACTTCAGAAACAAAAGCCTTAACAACGACTCAAAACCCAGACGGGACGTTTACACAACGATATGACGACGGATCTTCTGTAACGTTTGATAGTCAAGGCACCCCGATATCCTCTACGCCCGCTGTTGACACACTGCCTATTACCACGCCCACAATTACGCCTGTTGCAGATACCGTTGGGCCCCCGGTGCCGTTTAGAATTGTTGAAGGGCCGGCGGGCGGCGGTGCCTCGGGAACGACAAGCACAACAGGCACAGAGGGGCCTAGCACCGGCACAACAGGCACGGAGGGGCCTGGCACCGGCACAACGGGGGTTGCAGGACCCGGCACCGGCACAACGGGCACAGAGGGGCCTGGCACCGGCACAACGGGGGTCACAGGCCCGGGCGGTGGACCTACAGGGCCTGGAGAGGGTCCGACAGGCCCGGATGGTGGACCCACTGGGCAGCCCACCGGCACAACCGGGCCGACCGGTAAGATACCGCCAATTAAAGAGCCGCCGAAAAAGAAAACCACCCCGGCCCTGATGGCCATGCTAAGCCCGCGGACCATAGACTTTTTGGAAAGCACCATGATCCGGCCGGGTAAAGATATTAAGCTCTACAAGGCACTGGAGGAGATCACCGGCGGCTTAACGCCGCAGACGATGGCGGCAAACATGTCGCCGGAACAAATTCAGCTCTTGGAGTACATCGAGGAACAAGAGGAAAAGAAGCGCAGGCTAGAAAAGGAACAGGAAGAAGATGTTCAATACGCCGCCGCTTCAGACGTAGAGGGGGCAAAAGAGGGGGGCCTAATTGACCACAAGCCAGAGTTTTACTCAGAGGGCGGCGCCTCCACCATGGCTAACCGTTATGTCCGCGGCGCAGGTGATGGTACCAGCGATAGCGTGCCTGCTATGCTGGCGAGCGGTGAGTTTGTCATCCCTGCCGATGTTGTATCTGGCCTCGGAAATGGTGACAACAACGCTGGAGCAAAGGTACTGGACAAATTTATGGAGGTGATACGCGTTCACAAACGTAGCGCGGCGCCAAATCAGCTTCCAGAAGACAGCAGGGGGCCCCTTGCGTATCTTGAGGAAGCGCTAACCAAAGCAAGAAAGAAGAAACGTCATGGCCGGACTAAATGAATTTGTAACAGACACCGCAGTAACTAAGGACTTAATGCCGTCCTGGTTTTCTAAGGCGCAAGAGGCGCTGGTGACCGGGGCGCAGGGTGTTACCGGCGTTCCAATCTCAAGCACGGTAATAGGCTCCGCGCAGGGTGCATTCGGCCCAACCGGGCCGTTTGCATCGGGCCAGGCCATGCTGGAGTCAATCGGATCGGGCGCCGCAAATCCATGGATCGTAGGCCCCGGCAACAAGGTTTCTCCAGACGTAACCACGCCGATGGGCGGGCTGTTTCAGGCGCAGACAGACTATTTAAACACCATACTGCCGGACATCCAGGCGGCGGAGACGGCCAAATACATTGGCGGCGGTGGCTTCGGCAGCCGCATGAATCTCTCCGGCCTCGAGCGGGCTAAGGCGGCCGCGGCCGCGGATCTATTCCAAAAACAAATGGCATCGGCGTTGCAATCGCAGCAAACCGGCGCGCAGGCAGCCTCGGGGCTAGGCACGCTTGGTTCACAGCTTACCAAGGGCGCGCTTGAGACCGGAACGTTTGAGCAGGCCTACCCATACGCGGACCTTATCAACCTGTCTAATATCTACGGACGGATCGCTCCCGCGCTTGATAGAACAAAGGAGCAAACAAAAGAGCTCAGCCTGCTGGGACAAATTGGTACGCTTGGCAGCCTGGTTGGCGGCGCGTCCTCGGGCATTCAAGACATTGCAACGGGGCTAAAGAACGTGTTTGACTTTGCAAAGGGTTACTTCCCAAATGAGTACTCGGGCAACTATCCCGATCCAAATGTTGATCCTAATTATGTTTACGGAACGAGCGAGGGCGAATAATGGCAGACCAAACCACACCCGGGCTTGATTCTGTAGGGAACGAGCCCTTAATTCAGGGCAAGCCGGCCGCCGCTCCAAAGCAGGCCCGCTACGCCCTGCCCGTTACTCCGTCCACCGGCGTGCTGCCCGGCAGCATACTCGAGGACATGGAGCGCATATACCAGAAGCGTCTGGCGGCACAAAGCCCGTTTCAGGACTGGATTAAAGACGTCTTGGCGTGGGGAGGCACCGATCGGCCTAACACGACGTTAGAAACTCTTAGAGAGCGTGCAAAAGAAAAAGAGGACCGCGCGGCGGAGCTGTTCCGCATGAGGTCTGACATTGCATCGGCTCGCGCACAGCAGGAACAACTTGCACGTCAGTCAGAATTTTTAAGAAGCCTAAGTGGGCCGGGTGCGCCGCCCGCCGCTGGTGGGCTGCCGTCAGGAACGCCCGCACAAGCTGGAAGAATCCCGGAGATGGTTACCCGGGCAATAAATGAAAAGGTGCGGATGGGCGACGTTGCGGGCGCGCAAAAAATATACGACGAATACAACAAGGGCTTGATAACGGAGGAGACTAAATTCCTCGCCAATCCATCTTCATATCAACGCAACATTGAGATTGTAACGGACGATGGTCGCGTTGAATTGGTTGACGCCATTACGGCAAGGAGATTGTTCCAAGAGGGCAAGGCCCAGCCATTGACGCCGACAGCGGCGGCTCCGTCTCCAACAAGGCCCGTTGCAGCTCCAACACCGGCTCCTGCTCCGGCAGCCATGACAACCGCAGCGGCACCTGCTCCCGCTCCGGCGGTAACTCCAACATCGGCGGCTCCTGCTCCGGCAGTTACGCCGACTGCAGCAGCGCCGGCTCCGGCCCCTGTGGAGGTAACTGAGCCAACGGCCGATAAATTTAGATTTGAAAATTTGACAGAGCCGCAAATCGCCGCGTTAGAAAAACAAATGATAGACATGGGCGTGGAGCCCCGTGATACATTACGCAGGGCCGACGTAGCAGAAAGGTTTAACAGCTACCCGTTAAACATTCGCCAGCGCGCCTTTGCCGCGGCAAACGAGGGCATGGTTCCCGCCGCCGGGCAAGCCCCAGAGGCTCCAAAGCCGCCCACTCAGGTAGCTCAGGCGCCGGCAGAGCCGCCTAAAAAACGCCCAACGCTTCCTGAAGCTAAGGCACAACTTGAAATAGAAAAACAGCTTGCAATAAACGCCGCGCAAGAGGCCCTTAAAACAGATTCAAAAAGACGAGAAACTTTTGAAAAAAATACAGACGCAATGACAGTGTCTGAGCGTCTAAACAGAGCCAAACGCGCACAACAACTTGTACTGTCAGACCCAACAATTGCCGGGGTTATTTCTGGACCCGGATACAAAAACGCAATTTCGGTGCTTTTACAGCAGGGTATATCCACACCGAGCGGATCTGTTTCGTTGCAGGGCTTAAGCGAGGCAATCTACAAAACGCTTCCAACGACCATGGACACCAAGAAGCGCTATGAGCTGGCCGGCATTCTTGCCAACATGGAGCTTGACGCCTCCGCGGTTATGAACGGACAGGGTCAGATCTCTGACGGCGAGCGTAAGATTTTATCAAAAGCCTCTATCAGCATCGAGGACCCGGCCGAGGTTGTGTACAAGAAGGCCAAGATGATGCAGGCCCGCCAAGAGACGTTGCAAAAACTTGCCGAGGTTTATGGTGACGGCATTAGGTTTAGGACAAGTTTTAAAGCATTTGAAAATGACCCACAATACAAACGGATTGCAGCAGAGTATGAAAAACAGCTGGATGCAATTGCAGCGGAGGATATTAAGATTCCTCGCGTTTCTGCCGCACAACCCAAGCAGCCTAAGTCTGGCACGGCTCCGGGCGGTGTTAAGTGGAAGGTGGTGCCACAATGAAAATTGAAATTAACGGCCGCGTTGTAGAGGTTGATGACAACTTTGCGCAAATGTCTCCAGATCAGCAGCAAGAGATTGTAAACAACATAGCCTCACAGATTGGCGGAGAGCCAGGTATCGCACAAAAAATTGCCGAGACGCTTGGCACCGACGCCGAGAACCCTTTATTCTGGAGCGGTGTTGGTGCAATAAGCGGCCCTGTCGCCGGTAAAGTAATTTCTGGCGGCTATAAAGCCGCAACATCTCCGCCCGGCGGCGGAAGTGTTTCAACAACATCGGGAGGCCCGGGAAGTGCTGGCCAAAAATGGTCGTCAAAAACAGGCTACGGCGCCGGACCCGGAGAGACCGTGCGTGAGGTTAGCGAAGAGTTTCAAAAACAAAGGGCTCCAGTTGGGTCGGGCAAGGTTACTAAAGGTGTTACCAAGGACAAGCCGCTAACGATTCAAGAGTACAACGAGCAAAAGGCAAAACAGGCCGCCGAGGCGGAGCGGTTAAGAAAGCTTCGACCCGTTACAGAAAAAATTGCGGAAAAGGTGCCATCGTCTGTAAAGACAGCCGGCCGCGCGATTGAAGGCGCCGCAAGTGCAATACCCCCGTGGCTCGCACGTGGCGCGGCCGGTGCAAGCCTGGGATACCAGGCGGCTGATGCATACAACCGACTCATGGCCGGCGACATTCGCGGCGGAATTCTCGGAGGGCTTGGCGCGATTGGATCTGGCATGGCGTTCATACCGCACCCGTTAACGCGCGGCATTGGCACCGCGATGGCGGTTGGTGCGCCGATGTTAAACGAGATGCTAGACAAGCCGGAGGACACCACGCAGGGCGTGAATAACCCGATGGCGGCGGGCGGCCTAGCTTACTTAGCGGGTGGTAGAAAAGCTGCCGCGAAGGAGGCGTTTGAATACGGGTCGCAAAAGCTGGGAAAGTTATCTGACTGGGCGCAAAACTACATTAACCAGTATGTAGTGCCGACCCAGTCAGACAGAATGCGTTACGTAGGCGGCCCAAGCTTTTCGGCAAATCAATTAGGTAACCCAGAATATCAGGGCAAGGTTTGGGGATCCGGCAAGCCGTCGACGGCCTCCGCGATCGCCAACCAGGCCATGGACCCGCGCTACGGCGGCCCATTAAATCAAATATTTGTGCCGCAGCTTGGCAGCAAACAGATGCACCAGTCGAATCAAATTGTATTCGACCGCATGCTGGAAGATTTTTATAAGAACCCAGAAAAACTAACGCCGGAGCTTCGTAAGGCCATTAATGAGTACATACAATCCGGCGGCTTGGTGAGCGGGAAGTCAAAGGCATCCTTTGACCCGATAGAGGGGTTTGACATCGCGGACAAGGAGCGGGTTAAAGAGCTCGCCAAAACGTTTGACGTGCGTAAGGCAATTGCAGAGCACGCATTCGGCGGGACCGGGATTGGCAAGCGCAAGGCGCAAATTATTCCGTACGAAAAAATAATGCAAGAGACAACCGACCCGTTGGTGCTAG